CCGAAGATTTAACCCTCTTCGGCTGATCCCTACTCCACTATTTTTGTAGATTTTGTGTTTTCTAATGTTTTTGTCATGATTTTCTGTTTTGTACTGTTTTTGTAGAACTAACCAATCTTCTCGATGGTGATCCCAATGGCAATATAAGTAGATCCTCCAGTTTGGGTTCTGTTAGCCACCAAGGTTGGAGTCACGACGCGGTCGGTCTCAAGACCATCCGCAACTGTGAACTCATAACCATATGATGCCGCAGTGTACCCAACCATGGACTCAACGCCTACCTGGGTAATCGTGACCGCAGACCCGTGGGTCAAGGGCCCAGCGCTAGCGCCACCGTTGACGCTAGAACCTGAGCTTGCCCAATTCGAGTCCAACGTAGCCAATCGGTACCGGCCTGGTGGGAAAACCAGCTGGTACCATGGGCTGCCGCTAGACGTGGGGGTCGTGAGCCACTTCACACCAATTTGGCCGCTACTCATATTACCGTATCCGACCAAATCACCATATGCCTGTGCCAAAGTGCTGTCGAGACGGGCTTGGTTGGAAAAATTGACGGCTCCCGACACTCCAGACACTGTGGAAGCGGCAGATTCCGACATGTACGGGTACAACATCTCAATGTCATAAGACACATACAACTGCCCGATCGTAGTCCCGGCAGGAAGCGATAGCCCCTGCGTGGCAACATTGATCATACCCATTCGGGTTTGGCGGATTGTAGCATCCGTGACATCGTATGATGTGGTGTGCTTCATGTAGTACCCATCCTGCGGGCTGCGTGCGGGGTCGCATTCAACCGGTGCCAGCATCGAATTGCTCGGCTTGGTACTTACTGCAAACTTGGTATTCAGAATTGTATCCATTGAGGCGTAAGCGCGTTCCGCTGGGTCATAGTTAACGGCTATCGCAACAACACCACTGTTGTTGTAATCAGTGGAGGTACTGCGGTATCCGATAACCATGCCCTTGACCTTATACTTCTGATACTTCTTGGCGACCGAAGCCAGCCAAGGAAAAGTGTTAGTGTCAGTCGGGTCAATTGGGAGTGCCGTCACTGAATAAGTCGGTCCCGTGGAAGGGACCTTCAAATCCATGACGAACTCACAATGCTTCACGCGCGTGTCAGCCCCTTGGTTCTTGAAAACGGGCACCTGGTCTGCCATCTCTCCGACGACCGTCTGGTTCATCAAGGAATTTTTGGTGACGGTATAGTCACCGTATCCCGTGATCGTCGATAGGGCATGACCAGCCGCCGCGCCTTTTGGACCAAGTAGTCCGCCAACCGTCGCAAAAGTCCCCTTAGGGATTCTGCTAAGCAGTCGGTCGAGTTTTGCAGCAAGTCCAGGGTCCTCTGGCTGATGTACGGCTTTGTTCTGCTTTTTCTTTTTGACTCCTCCTCCATTAGGCATTGTCTCTCTCTCGTTGCGTGTTTATTAGATTCGTATTTTCGTATACCCTGTGGCCTGCATATTGGTGTTAGGGCGTGGGATTATCCACAATAGCCCCCATAGCAAACGTCCGAAGACGTCCCCTCCTCCGCATTGCGGCAGTATAACACCTGCAGGCCATCCTTTAATTGTCAACTTCATCCGCGTGGTGGCCAAACCACGGCTCTCAATCGCAACTTTAGGATGGGTTAAAAACGAAGTAACATGCCGTAACCCTGCGGTTTAAACCAATAGGGCTTGGGCACTGGTTCCTCAATTTCAACACGCAACAATCGATCCTCGACATCCTTCTGGTAGGAAGGCGGTAACCCGAATGCCAGGTAATAGCTCATTCGGGCCCTGTCCAGTATCTCAGAACCTCGAGATAGTGAAATTCTACACATGCGGGAAAACCCGGAATCGCTGTAAAGGTTGTTGTTGGCAATATCGCCAGTGTGGTCACCCTGCTCCACAAACGCCTTATACAAGGCGCTGCAAACAGGGATGTCACCAAAGGCTTTTGTTCCACCCATGCCAACTGCCCCAATCCACTTTCTGAAATCACCCGGCTTACAAAGGGACAGAGTGTCTTTAGCAAACGATGCACTTGGTTCACGAACCATCACGTACCCATCACAGGTCAGGACCGGTGATGACTGGCAAAACTCCACACGTTCAAGAATGTCCGTGTAGCCAACCAACTCATCACCGTACCTCTTCTCCTTGTGTGTGGATTCCATCTTGATCGTGAACCCCAGGTCTCGAAAATACGCACTCAATCCTTGAAGGTCGCTCATGCGGCGCCGCTCCATGAAGACCAAAAGATCATCACCGTTGTCAAGCAACGTATATTTGATCTTCCGGCTCTCCAGGAAGTTGGATGCCATCGCCACCATCAAGATGCAATTTCCAAGACCTGTATTCATGTCACCGCTGCATCTTCCACCCTCCTTCTCGTACCGTAACGTCTTCTCTCCACGGTACACCCCTCTTGTTGTAAGCTGTTGTTCCAGAAGCCACAGTAGATCGGGATCATTTTCAAAGATCGCCTTGTAGATCAGATGCTCAAACTTGAGGGCGTCAACACTAACGTGCTGGTCAAACCTACTCGCGTCCAAGCTTATGACTACAGGGTCTTTGAAACACCTCCACTTGCTCTCCACTAGCTTCCCTACGCCGAGCGGACACAACCCCTTGGCTACTACCTTACCACCGTCCACCGTCTTGCAGACCTTAGCCATTGCCGCGAAGATATCATTCTCCACGGCTCTGGTATATCGGCCTAACTCAACGTTGAACATGGGGTGGCGAGGTTGTATCAGCCGAGGCGCCGGATCGCTCTTGGCACCGCTACGCTCAAACTTCACCTTCTCATTCTTCACAAACGCCCTGATGGTTGCGTGGCCCCTACGCAACCCCGATTGGTTCAGCTTGTCAACACATTGCTTATAAAGTTTCCTCTTGGATGGGGGACATTGCGCAACAAACTCGTTGCGTGTCAACCTTCTCCGGGGGCCAACCTCTTTAGACACTGCATCGGCAAACCAGACCAATTGGTCCCACGCCCCAGGGATCGGCTGGGGTGGTGGAACCAAGCTACCACCGGAACTCACGCAAAACACCCTCTCCTTGACGGCCCGTAGGACGTTGGGGAGGTTGTTGTTGTGGTTTCCGTAGGATTCATGTGAAGAACATGACGCAAGCTGCACTGCTGTCCTATCTTTTGGGATTTTGCCACAGTCATCGATAACGGCCATGCCATCGCACAACTCTGTGACCACTTGAGTTGTGCGGCCGTTCACAATGACCGGGCTATCTCAATGAGCAACCCCGACGGTGTCATACCGCCAGTGCTCATCGTCCTCGTCCGGCAAATGATAGACATGCAGCGCGAGTTTTGCGACAGCGCATTGATGATGTTGACTCACTCCTGAGAGGTAAGTAGCACTCGCCTTTTCAATCTCACACCTGATCTTGTGGCGGAGTGCGGCATCATCAACTGGATCTTTAGCGAAGCGCACTGGGTGGTCGAACTTGACGCGTTCAGCAACCATCTTAGCTTGCCGAACATGTTTCATGTGCCTCTTATAGATCCTGCTACCGCGCGGATCGGCGCCTAGCATGCTTGTGAGCACTGCATCTTTGACACCGATACGGTCGCTGGGAGTAAGGTCTTCCTCTCCGCAATAATCAACCGCGTGTGCTGCGTTGGCCAAGAGCTGTGTAGCCGCCCTGTTCTCGACCTTCTGACGAAGTTCGGGAAGTATGGTTGGTTTAACAGTCTTGATACCAGCCGCATACGGGCGAGCCATCACGTACTGGCACTGATGCAACTCACCGTAATACGGTCCGATGACGTCATACATCGCTGCGCCTTCCTTGAAGCCACAGACGTGGTAGAAACGCCCCTTACCGTCATCAGCGCGGCTTCCGCAGAATGCCGACGCGCATGCACAGCTGTCCACGCGCGTGTCACGGACGTACGCGTCGGGTTCTTCGGTCATGGTGCGAAAGCATCCGGGACAGGCACAAATACCGTCCGGGAGCCTGACACCATAAACCGTCTTCCCGAGCGAGCGTTCGCGGCATTGGTCGCAGTTGTCGGAGTGAATGGCACACCGGCGTGTAACCGGCAAGCCGAAGACCCTATTCAGGGTCCGGAGTTCGGCGCTCCCATACGAGAAACAGCCGCACCCCGGGGTTGAGCCCCTTGGTCTGTTACCTGCAACAACGGTGGGGACTACATACTTGCACTCCTTGGCCTCAGTCTGCGACGAGACAGGTGTGCAGGTATCTTCACCGTTGAGGGAACCTTGTGGAGGCCCCGAAGGGCTGGAGGACCGGTTCTTGTCCTCCGTCCCAGCTCCACTAGTGTTGGTTTCCTGGCCAGGGAAACCAACTCCAGCGAACTGGGAGTGGTGGGTAAGAGACATGTTATGAGTAAACATGCCTTGGT